CATGACGTATTCTGTAATGCGATAAGTCGAGGTCGGTTACAGGCGTCCAAGTCAGGTAGGCTTGCGTCTCGACGATATTGATGGAGAAGTCGCTAACGTCTTGCGGTGGCGCAGTCTTGCCCACCACCTCATGGCTAGTGGTAGTCCAAGTAGACCGCACGCCCAGCGCATTGATGGTACGCGCCCGGACGTTATACACCGCACCGTCAATCACGTTGGGAAACTCAAATATATTGCCGGTGGCTTGCCCAAGGTTACGATATTCTGTCTCGGTTGATTGTTTCGCCTGTACCTCGTAGCGGTCTTGAAACCCGTGTTCACCGCTAACCGTCACCACCAGTTTAGTGATAATGGTCTCGCTATTGATTTCCAATACGTCAGTCGCCGACACACCCGGCGCAATAACGTCAAACGGGTCAGGCAAGGCAGTATTCGGTGCAGGGTCTAGTGCTTGTTCTTCAGATGTAGACCAATCGTAGACATCGGTCGATATTTCACGCAACCCCAAGTCCACACCCAAGACTTCCTCAAAGGATAACTGCGAACTCACTACCTCAAATGGCTTGTTCGACCAGCCCATGCGCGTGTTATTTATATAAACAATATCACCGACATTAGCCTTTAAAGCAGTCAACTTCATTGGCATGGTCAAGGTAATCTGCTGGCGTGCCCGTAGCAGGTCAATCTTGGCAATACGCTGCGCCATCGACGCCGAGGTCGTAAACGGCAATTCGATGTTCTTAAACGTCTGTTCGTTATTGTCTTGGGCTACAAATAGTGCTGACGTAATGGGCGGGAAATCAGTAACAACATAATTGTCGGCTGGGCTTTGGAATACGCCCTTAACAGCGTTAAATGCTTCGCGACGGCTAATCAGGGTCTGCACCCGGAAACCAGCACGCAAGTCATCTTCATCAAACGTCAGGGTGGGCGTGTTGTACGCACCAGCCAATATGCGCCAAGTGCCGTTTGCCCACACTATCTTGCCAGCCATCGAGTTAGCCATCTGATTCAAGATGTCCTCGGGGCGCACAGACGTATCAAAAGCGCCGTGCATCTCGTACCGATTCTCGGTAGTTCCACCCGCCACGTTCACATCCTCGTCGCAGACGTTGGCGGCTGCAATCAGGGCGGTTTCGTTGATGCCCGTGGCATAGGTTTCATTAAGCCCATATTGGCTATTGGTCAAATAATCAGATACGCACAGGGCTGGATTCGCCGACCAAACGGTGGTGGCGGTACGCGGGTCGTATACCTTTTTGCCACGCACCAAGCAGGTAATGTTAGGCACTCCGTTCGGGAACTTGTCTTGGTCATATTGCAGACGCACATAAATAGCAGCGCATCCGCGCATACGATGGTTAGCCGTCCACAATCCACCCGACTCGCTGACCAAATCATCAAACGCCGTCTGGTCTGTTGTACCTAACTTGTACTTGATACGGGCAACACCCGAGTAATTTGATGACGTTGCGTTACCGCTGCCATCAATCGTTACCTCTTGGTCGTTGAAATAAAACTTCTCAATCGCGTCGATTTCGTGCCCAGTAAGCACAATGACCTGATGCAGATATTGATTGTTGCTGGTCGATTCAATGTAGACGATATTCCCGCCAATCCGTGTACGTCCATACACTACACGGCGAGGCGCAATCGGTTGCCTCGTTGTGATCTTGGTTTCTTGGGTTGTAATCGTCGGGGCGGTTGGGGATTTTTGTAATGCGCTGCCAACTGAACCCAGCACCAATGAGGTGACAAATTGCCTAGCAAAGAAAGCCCCGGCAGTACCTGCGCCCAATCCTAGAAAAGCACCAGCACCAGCAAACCCACCGACAATAAAGCCAACCCCAGTAGCAACTGCGGCGGCAACCAATGCGGTTTTAATGACCTTTGCCATCAGACGCCCCAAGCCTGTATGCCGACAGATACAGGCAAAAACACAATACCATCATCGTCAACACTAGCGATTTTATCGCCAAGGCAGATTGCTAGGGATAGACCGTCGGATATATTGTGCAAAACAACATCGCCGCGCTTGGCTAACTTAATCGACTTGGGTTCGCCGAGGCACGCAGTAGCAATACCATCCACGCCACCATGCTTGGCAAGCCTACCTAACGCGCCTTTTTGGGTTTTGTAACCACGATAAGTAGCGCCGTGGTCTACGCCTGTGATTGCCTCGACGCAACGAACGGCAAACATACAACAATCATTCGTGCCCCATGCAAAGGGTTCGTTGGCTTGAATGATTGCGTCTAGTCTTTTTTCCCAGCCATCTAGTCTCATCCACGCCCCCAATTGATGACCTTTTCTTGCAGGGATGGCACATACTCAAAACCCACATCGCTTGGATATAGGCGTTGTTGTTCTTCGTGGGTGTAGCGCGTTTCGCGTGGGCGTTGCAAGTCGATTAGCCGGGACTCGTAGGTAATGGAAATGCTAGAGGTTTCGCCGCCCTCATCAATAGATGGCACATCTAGCCGCCCCTCAAATGCCAACACCGGGTCAGCAATCACCGCGTCACTTGCGTCTAAGAATCCAATATAAACCCGACCCAATCGACCTTGCCCCACCTCTAACAAGGCGAGTGCAATCATGTCAGACGGTATACCAGCAAGACTTACAGATATACCATTGGCTTGCACCTCGTCGTTCTCAGTAATAGGCGACACCGCAGCAAGATGCCCAACACCTTGCCACGTTTGCCCATTCCAAGACAGGTCACCATAACCCGACCACAAATAGACTTGACCGCTAGAGAAGTTGCCCTCAAATAGCAAGATTGGCTTGACCTCTGCCGCATCTATCGCAGCCTGTACGCTGGCGGTCAGGTCGCGCGCCATTAGATTGCCTCTATACAGGCAAAGGTAATGCCGTAAACGCTGGCTTCATCAATCGAGTATTCCATTTGATTTGATGCCAATCGCCATATTCCCTTGGGACTGGATACTGTAATCGCAGCATCGTCGCTAGGGCTAGTGCGTATGCGCGGGAAAAGTTCAAGCGTTGCATTACCTGACCCGTCCGAATCAACGTCATCTAAAACCTTGTGCAGGGTCGTGATAGAACCCGTGCCCAACTGTATCCAATCGCCAGCCTTGAGGATGCCCGCGGTGCTTACCGTCCAACCATCGGTCACCAAAGACGAACCCGTCTGACCAGCGCCATTGACCAAAGGCGTCCCAGTACCCACGCCTCTCGGGGATGTATTGGCAGGGTCGCCCAGCAAGAATGTTCCATAACGCCCCTTCATCTTCAACAAGAAAGCCGATACCTGTTCGGCAGTAGCACGCTTCATGGGTGGCAAGGTAACCTCGGCTTCCCACCATTCGCCCTGATGCTTGTATACCTGTTGCTGGGCAGTAAACGGCGAGGCAGATACACCGACAATCGTATTGCCGCGAATGGTCATAGCGCGTATGCCGATGTCGGGGAAAGTTACTGGGTAAGTGATTGCCATGATTACCTCAAAGCCGCAGCATAAGACCCGCCACGCAACTTAGCGTCAGCCACCGCAGACTTGGCTGCATTGGCGATTTGCGGCATCAGGGTCATTATCTCGGCACGCACGGTTTGCTGCACGCCTGTGGTTACGTTGATGTTTTGCACGACGGTTACGCCGCCAGCAGACATTTTATTGTTGGGCACGATGGTTCCAGTTTGACCCGGCACAAACAACTCTGCACCCTGTTCGCCGACCATGTAAGGCTGACCAGCAGTTACGCTACCTCCCATAGCACGGGCTGGGAATGGCATTTGCGAACCGGGGAATATAGAACCCAATGCCGTATCCAAAACGCCCGATAGCGGTTCGACAATCGCCTTGCGAATTTGGATTTTGATAAGGTCAGCAATGATGGAACGCGCCATATCTGAAAACGCATCCTTTGCAGACTTCGTGCCCATAATCACATCGGTCAAGTTGTCCTCTAGGCTTTGCAACCCACGCACCGCCATTGACTGCATTTCTTCGGATACCGTGCGAATCGCTTGCTGGTATTCGTAAAGCGCATTGGTCTGCACACGTGTTTCTTCGCCGAAGGTCATAACAGGTTCGACGGCAGTTTTCATACTGCCCTCAAATTTCAGCACTTCTTGCGTAATGATGCCCAAAGGCTTAACTGCTTTTTTAACTTCTTCTGTAGCGCCCGCTTGAGATTCGGTAAACTTTTTTAGGGATGCTATTTCTTTCTCAAGGCGTGTTCTGTCTGCTTCTAAACCACTCAACTGAAGTTGCGCGAATGGGTCTTCAGCGTCACCAATCTCTCTTAATTGCTTATTAACTCCGGCAAGTTCTTTTTCCTTTTTGAGGATTTCTTGACTCAACCCCTCATCTGCAAAGGCAAACTTCATCGCCTCGGAAAAACTTAAACCAGCCTTAGTCGCCTCAGATAAACGACTAATCAGATTAGTCAATGCGCGAGTAATGTTAACAATAAATTCATTTAGACCAGACTTGCCAATGGTCACGGCTAAGTCATCTACGGCGTCACCAAAGTTAGAAAACGCGCCCGTCAAGGTATTGGCTTGTCGTTCAATAGCGCCTGAAAATTTAGTGCGTCCTAGTTCCTCTAAATAGGACAGGATAGATTCCGAATCTTTGGTAATGGTTTGCGTGACACCGCCAAAGGTCATCTTGACCTTATCGCCCTCGACGCTTGCCTTAATACCAAACTCTTTGAGTCGTTCAAACTCACCGACCGCAGCATCGGCAACTGCCTCAACAAACTGGTTCAGGGTCTTGCCGGTACCTGATGCAATGTTGCCAAATGCTTGGAAACTGGCAATGGTCGGCGTAATCCCGCGGGCAACCAAGATGTTGAAACCGCCTACTACCTCTTGCAGCGAGAATGGCGTCTTGGATGCGAATTGGCGCAGTATCTCAAACTGCTTATTAGCCGCCTCTTGCGACCCGGTAAACGTAACTAGGCTGGCTTGTAGTTGCTGGAATGAAGCATTGATATCCACAATGCCTTTGATGGCAGCGCCACCAATAACACCAGCGATAGCCCCTTGAACACTAAAGACGGCAGACCGTAAACCGCCTAAAGACCTCGAAACACTATTAAAGGCTGCTTTGGTTTGGTCAACCGCACCAATCTTAATTTGTACGTCTTTACCAGCCATCGCGTTCTCACTCTTTAGTTTCTGCGCGTAACTGGTAGAACGCAGCCCATTCGTTCAACTCAGTAACACTAATTTCCTCAATTTCCTCGATGGTTTTGTGTAGTCGGTCAGCCAAGGCAATGAGGTTCATCCTCATACTGTCCGACTTTAGTCGTTTCCCAACGACTCCACCGATTCAACCGTGCTAAACATCTCACCAGCAACACGGCTAACCAAAGTGATTGATTCGCGCATCAGAAAGGGTTTGTCCTCTAAGGTGAACAATTTATCACCCTCTTTGGATTCGGCTTTCATGATAATCAAATCAATCATGGCATCAACGGTCGGGTTGTTGAGAAAGCCGGGATACTTGCGCTGCAACTTGGATACGTCGGCTGCGGTCAGCATACCCACATAAACAATTAACGGCGCATCATCCTCGCCCCACTCAACAACCTCTATCTGCTTGCGATTCGCTTGCCGCTTCTCAGCGATGCGTTTGCCTAGCGACATTAAGCCACCGTGCTAGTGGACAATGCACCAGTACCTTGCACGCTGATGCTGGACTCAACCAAGCCATCATACGATGCAGTTACCGACTTGCTGGTCACGATAGCCGTGCCCGACAGATAGGTGTCGCCGCTGGTATCGCCTTCGGGATAAACCGCAAAGGTAATGCTGCTGCCAACAGTCATGGCTGATTGACCGTCGGTGTCCGTCTCATCCCACAGAACCGACAGGTCGCCAGTAAAGTTGGTGAGGCTGGGCAGGTAGGTGCGTGCGCCATCGCCCATCGAGGTATCTTCGATGGTGTCAGCGGTTTCGGTGATGGTGAACGAACGAATCTCGGCAACGGCGTTAGCGCCGACCTTGACCGTTCCCTCTGAACCTTTATGTGTAGCCATTTAGACTCTCCTTTTCAACAAGCAGATTTTACCGCTTTACACGGCAGTTTCAACATCATTTTCCACGGTCATGTAAGTTACCCGTACCGTGAACCGACCAACCGAAAATGGCTTCTCGCCCTCGCCGCTAAAGTCGGCTTCAAAGTCAACCACCTCGGTATCTTTTGCATACCCACCGCGCGTAACGTCAGTAGCCAATGCTTCCTCGACTTCGACCGCGATGGTGTCTAGGGCGTCATCTGTGCCCTGCACATAAGCCTCGACCATAACGTCCAGCACCCGCATCTGCGTGCGTGGGATGGTCATGGTCTGCATTTCACTTGTCTCTGATTTGGTGTAGACGCAAAGCCCCGGCAACTTGCCTGTTTCTAGGGGATAGATGCGCGTCTTGTACACCCGGCTAGCGGTCGTGGTCAGACCCGTCACCGTGGTCACAATGTTGTCGCGGATTAGTTTGCGAACGTGACTCATTGTTTCTCAAGCGCCACTAGGGTTATGCCCGTGCCGTCATCTTGAACGATGCGGCTTAGATAGGTTACACCGTCGACCACAAAGGTATCGCCCTCGGTGCAGTTAGGCACATCAGCCGTGCGTACAGTCAGGCGCGGTTGTTGGACGGCAAAGCCTACCTCACCGCCAGCATC